CACGCCGCTTTCAATTCCTCGATGACCTTGTCGGCGAACCCGTACTCGACCGCCTGCCGGGCGGAGAACCAGGTGCCGTCGCCGTCGTCGGCCTCCAGCATCTGGATCAGTTCCTCGCGGGTGACGTTCTTTCCGACCCGGGCGAGGTAGGTCTCGATGCCGCCTTCGGCCAGCTGATCCATGCGGTCGGCCAGCTTCCGGAACTGGGTGGCATTGCCGTACATTCCGGTCGAGATCGAATGGATCATCATGTAGGTGTTCGCCGGCATCTCGATGACGTCACCGGCCATGGCGATCAGTGAGGCGGCCGACAGCGCCCAGCCATCGATCAGGACGTTGACGTTCGATTTCAGGCCGCTCAGGTAGTTGTAGATCGCGATCCCCTCGATGTAGTCGCCGCCGATCGAGTTGATGCGCACGCGCAGCGTATCGGTCGGCTTCAGGTTCAGCGCCTTGACCGCCTTGATGACGTCCTCGGCGATGACGCCGTCACCGAACCAGTCGCCGCCGATGATCCCGTACAGGACGAGCTCGGCGGGCTCAGACCCGGCCGCATTCGTTACCTTGAACCACCCTTTCTTGCTGGTCATTTCCTGTCTCCTTTGACGAGCGCGGCCAGGAGGCCACGTTTTGCGATCGCTACTTGCTCCCGCGGGATACCCTGGTCGGCGCCGATCAGATTGAGCTGCTTCGAGACCTTGACGTAGTGCTCGGCCGTTGCCTGCGGGACGCCGTTCCACTCACAGACCCGGGAGATGAATTCCGGATCGTAGGCCTCGCCCGTGCGGCCGGCTGCGGATAGCGCGCGCAGTTCCATCCGCACCGTCCGGTCGGCGTTTGCCGTGACGGGGTCTGGTTCGACCGGGTCCGGCGGCGGCATGGCGGCGGCGGCCGGATCCTCGTCCGCGCGCATCATGTTGGACGGGATCAGGTAGATGTCTCCGGTGTCGCCCGGCAACGGGTTCCGGTCCTCCAGCTCCAGCACGTCGTTCGCCGAGAACCAGCCCCAGTTCCGGGCAATGGCGTAGGCCTCGTAGCGGGACTTGATGTCGCCTCTGAGCAGGCCCTCGAAGATGTGTTTGGTGTAGAACTGGTTGTAATTCCTGAACAGCTTGCGGTCGAATTCCTGCTCGAACCGCACGGCCCAGGGCCTGATCGTATCGACTACCCAGTCGATGTTTTCCTGCTCGACGTTGTTGAAGTGGGCGTGGCTCAGATCCTTGAGCTTGTGCGGCGGCATATTCAGCCAGCGCGCCCATTCCTCCACCGTGAACCGGCGGGCCTCCAGGAGCTGGGCCTCGCGGTTGTTCGGATTAATAGCCTTGAACTTGACGCCCGCCTCAAGGAGCGCGATGCGGTGGGCGTTGTCGAGGCCCTGCAGCTTGGTCGGGATCTCCTTCTGGAGCCGCTGCCATGCTCCATCGCTGAGTGACTGATCCGTCTCCAGCGTGCCGGAGATGTTGCCCCCGTTTCGGAAGAACCGGGCGGCGTACTTGTCCTGCGCGGCGCTGAGTCCGATGGCCTCGCGCGCCACCTGCAGGAGCCCGTAGCCGATCAGTCCGTCATAGCCGAGTCCTGGGATGTGCAGGCAATTCTCTCGGCGCAGGTACCGTTTCTCGCCGCTCGGCATCGTGACTTCGTACCAGAGCACGTTTTCAACGTCCCTGACCGGCCGGCATCGATCCGGGGTGATGGGCCAGATTGCATAGGGCGAGCCGTCCGCGCTCCGCTGGATCTCGCCATAGGCATTCCCGCGCGCCACGATGTGCATCGCCCAGCTGCCCCGCAGGCTCGCCGCTGACATCTCCGGGTTCGGCTCGTTGTGCAGCAGGTACTGTGTCGGGTGCGCATCCGCGACATCGCGCCGCTTGCCGCTGCGCTTGTAGACGTTCAGCGGAATCGTGGACAGCGCCGAGGCGATCATGTTGAGGCCGCAGTAGTACGGCGACAGGCCCATCGCCACGGACTCCCCGGCACGCACACCGGCCTCCGTAT